CTATTAGACTACCTACGTAAGGTCTATAAAATTTAAACATAATGACTCCTAATTAGTATAAGTTAACTGACACGAGAAATTTGAAGGATTGCCCTGGTCAATTTGAACATAAAAGAAAGCACCTGGAGGTACAAATCCTTTTAAAGTAATCATTTTTGTTTGACTTGACACATGAAACGTCCCCATATATTGGTCTAAAAGTTTTGACCCAGTGGCTAAATAGAATGATGCAAATTCTGTAATTGAATCTAATTTACTTACAAATACTGTTACATAAATAGTTCTACCAGTCATATTTTGGTAATTTACACCAATACTAATAGGAATAACATTGCTAAGAGTGTTACTAAATTGATTCCATAAACCATGTACTTTATCTCCAACACCAATATCTAAAGTAGAAGCATCTATTCCATCCCAAAACGACACGCTTCCAGTACTTATCTTACCAATAACTTCACGTAAAACATGTAAATTTGTTTCTGGAGAAGTTTTCCAATTAGAATTTCCAGTTACACTTTTTATTTGATAACGTAATCTATCTAAATTATCTCTTAATGTATTATATCTATATAATGGCAAAGATGGGTTTTGTATATTTTCATCTACATCAGCACCCACGATTGTCTGTTGCATTGTATAAAATCTTCTTAAATCTTCATATGAAGTAATATCATCTCCATTATCTGCTATAGTTGCTTTACCTAAAAGAAGATAAGGAGAATTTATTAAAACATTATTATCATTAAAATTAATAGATGAAGTATCTATAAAAGTTGGTTGTCCAGTTTGATTTACTACTACCCAATAATCTCCATTTTGAAATCCAGAACTGGATAGTGAAGGTATTGAGCCAGAAAATAATACTCCATTTATAGATGCTGTTGCAGCGAATGGTGGATTAAATGCTATATATGCGTTAGACGTTGGGCTAACAATTGAACCACTATAGCTAAGAAAAGCATTTGTATTAGATTTATCAAATATTATTATACCATTTCCATGTTCTAATTTTCTATGAAATGATACTGAATCAACAAAACCTAAATCATTTAAAGATAATCCATGAGGATTTGTTGCAGTAGGGTTTCCAGTTCCTATTGCATGCGTATGGTCATATAATGTAGCTAAACTTTGAACTATTGGATTTATATCATAAATACTATTAGATATACCCCAAGGTCGTGCCCATTCTCTCACATCCTGAAATGTTCCTGGTGTTATTAAATTACCATTAGCTATGAATTTTGCTATAGGTACTTGATTAGAATTAGATGGATAAGTAGAAGATACAACAATTTTATAATCTCCGAAGTATCTTTTATAATAAGTATTACCTTGTGCATCATTTCCTACAGATGAGGATGATTGTTGATATTCTATAGTTACATATGTAGTATTACCATTTATTAACGTACCCCATAATTTATTAAACGTATTGTCACCCTGATTTATCGTTACAGGATTAGATAATATTATTATATCCATTCCATCTGTTATAGCCCAACCACGATTAATAGATATAGATGAAACGGACCCTGTCACTGGTTTTAAATAATCAGAACCATATCCGCCACCTATACCTCTGTATGTATTTGGATTTATAAGTATATCTTGTATGGATTGTCTAAGATTAACAGGAATAGAACCACTAAATTGATGATTAAATTTAGCTAAAATAAATGCTGTTTGTTGTTTTATAGCTTCTTCTTTAGAAGTCTCAATAAAATTTAAATCAGCATCGGTAACTCTTTGAAACGGAAAGAAAAATGATTTATTCATAACAAATATTATACTCCTATGATTGATTTCCTATTTCTTGACTAAAACTACCTGATGTGCTCATAAATATTGGTAAAGAATATAAATCTGCAATTCTTGGGTCAATAATAGATGCAGAAACATTTTGTAAACCCTTTAATGAAAAAGCATGTAATTCAAACTCATTGCTTCCAGATGCCCATACAGTAAATTTGGCTTGATGAAATTTATGATACGAACCAGATGGAAGTCCTAAATATCTAATTCTTTCTTTTGTTAAATTATAATTATAATATGCTTTTTGTGTATTTAAACTACCGCTATATATTACAAATTCATCTATAAATAAATTTTGACCATTTCTTATATTAAATGGTACAATTTGCGATGCTATACTTCCAGTATATGGTTTAAAACTTACTTGTACTCCATCTATAAATAAATACAAACCATAATTTTTTACATATGAACCAGCAAAATAATGATAATTTTGAGGATAACCAGATTCAGATAATATATTAGAAATAGAAGCAGTTACATTTTGTGATATAGATGCTGAACCAACAGTAAATTTAACATATTTTCCTAAAAAGTCAAATTCTATAGAATATCCGCTACCTGCAATAGAACCAGTTCTAATAAAAGATAAATATGATGCATTTGTAGTTGCATCTATTCCATAAATATATGTCTCCCACGAAAAACTATCATTAAACGCCAAAGACGGTGCTGTAGTTGATAAATTATATCCAGTACTGCCACCACCTAATATCATATATTTTGTTTGGTCTCGTCTTGAAACCCATAAATTATTATTTTCTACAGTAGTTTTTGAATTAATTAAATTAGCTTTATTTCCAGATATATCATATACAGATTGAGTTGGATGTGTTACTGCGAATGTCCAATGACCTTTTATTGAACCATCTGTTGAAAGATTCAATAAAGGTATTGGAAATATAGGGTCATATCTTTTCCATGGCAATGAGTCTGGTATTGATTGACTATTATATTGTCTAAATTCTACTGTATAAAAAGCATCGTTTTTTGCTATCGCGCACCAATCATAAAACCAATTAAATGCTGTCATAAAAATTTATTTACCTTATAAATATTAAATATTAAATATTATATTGTGAAATAATATACCAATTACTTTCATCACTTACTATATGAATAAATGAATATTGAGTAGCAATATTAATATTTGACATACCATCAATAAGACCACCTACTGTACTAATTTTTATTCCATTCGATGCATCAATAGCTTTTACGATAATATTTTGACCTTTTACCATACTCGCGTCTGGTAGTACTATATTCACCTGGCTGCTACTAGAATCTGCTAATATAATATAATCTGAAGAAGATACAAAATATGGAGATATTGAGGCATCTACAACTTTTGTATTTGTATAAACACCATCTCTTATTTTAATACTTCCAGAAACTTGAGTAAGACCTACTATTTTTGTAGTTCCTTGTACATGTAATTTATCTTCTGGACTAGTTGTCTCGATGCCGAGGCGCTTATTGGTATTATCCCAGAAAAGATTAGAATCTGTTTTTAATACTCCATTATTATCAGTAAACACTACTCCACCATTTATCACTCCAGATGTCATCTGTAAATTATTTGTGATAACACTACCAGTTACAGATACAGTACCTAAAACATCTAGAGTATTATTTGCCGATGTTTTACCAAGCGCAGTACTACCAAGATTAACTAATTTTACACTGTTTGGCGTAAGTATTTGTTTTACACTAACATTGTCGATACTACCATCAAAATTACTGGAAGGAGTAATTTGTAGCGGGTCCTGTGTAGTAGCAATAAATGTTTTTGTAAATGTACTATTATAATTACTTGTCTGGAATGTTTGTCCACCAATACTTACAGTAACAGTACCAGCACTTGAAGTTGAAGGCATAAGTTGTTGATATGAAACAACATATGCATTACCTACAGTAATAGGTACGGATTGTGTAAGTGGATTAGTATTTCCTGTATTATGTGTTGCTATTCCACCAGATATTGTCCATCCAGTAGAACCCCACCCACTACCACTTGAAAAATCTCCATTGACAACAAGTTCACTACCTAATTGAGTTTTATCTGCTATAAAGATATTCTTTGAAATATCTAATGTATAATCGGCATTATGAATAGGAGGATTAGTATTTCCAAATATAGATTTATGACCAAAAACATTTAATACTTTATCTGCATTTTGGAATATTCCATATCCTTCACTAATATTATTAAGATTAGCTTCACCACTAAAATTTGCAATTCCATACCATCTGCCCACTGTACCATTATTTGGGAACACTTGACTTCTAACATTAATTACTGTATCAACGTGACCGCCAGTAGCATTTATTTGAGGCTGAAGTTCAAATCCAGTCATTGTTCCATATCTCATTACAGCATTAAGGCGTAATGGCATACCAAACCCAGCCATATTAGGCGTAACCCATGTAGCTCTTCTTGCTCCAGAGTTTACTCTACAATCAAAAAATGCACCCATAAGTAAATCACCAGCAATATCTGTATGATTTACGATTTGAAGACCTATAGCACGACCAGCAGTTGATATAGTTCCACGTGTAGTTATAACGTGACCATACGCAGGAAATGGTTGTACTGAAATTCCTGTTTGGTCGTACCATCTCATTTTTCCAGATGGAGCTACCTCTATAGACTTAGCGCCATTTTGTTTATCAACAATAATAACACTATTAACTTGACGGTTTATTGTCCATGTATCATTAAGTGTGTGACCAGTACCATTTGTAAATGTGATAAATATACCGTCAGATACCTCTTGTGGTAGTCCTGGTGTTATTTGATTTTGCGGTACTGTAAATTCACCTTGATTTTGTACAGAAAATGTATCTACAGGCAAACCATTGGAAGGAGAAGTACTATCAATTTTTATTACTACAAAATTGCTATCAAGCCTACCTCTAAAACTACCACTTGCACTTAAATCGTTAAGACCAGTGCCAGTAAATACTATATTTGTGTTAAAGCTCTCAGGATTTTTTAATCGCAAACTTCCAGTAGTAATTAAACTTCCAGAGATAGTTTGAGATTGAGTAACAGTAACATTACTATTCAATAATGTATCTTTAGATAGAATACGTACAACACTACCAGAAATATGAACTTCTCCTCCATAGGGATATTTACCAGCAGTTGTTATATCACCATTTCCGTATCCACCTCTGAGAATGACATGTCCACCCTGCTCATTTTGACCATCTGCTCCACCTCCTTGTATAGTTATTTTGCTATTATATTGTCCATATGTTGTATTACCTGCCATTAAAGTTATTTGTGCTATGTCATATGAACCAGCACCATCAAGACCATCTTTCCATCCAATGAACCAATCTGCAACATCACATTTACCAGGCCCAATAGTTTGTCTAATAATATCACCATGCCATGAATCTATTCTTATAGATGCAGTTGGAGCAGAGAGTGTTATCCCACCAGCAACATTCAATGCATCCCGTTCTCCAGCATATGGGTCAAGCTGTTTTATATTAACTGCGCCAGAAGCATGAAGTTTTTGTGGTACGTAGATAGAACCATTTTCTTCAAGAACAATTTTTCCGTCTTTATCTTGTAAATATTGTTTACGATTTGACAGTATTGAATCATTACTTTCTATTTCAATGTGATTTGTTGTATCAATGCATTCAAAACGTAATACTCCATTACGTAAGTTTGGATAACCAAGTCTTGCGCTAGGTTGGTCTATAAATTGACTATGACCCCAATTGGCATAAATGGAATCTGTAGCTTGTATTTTACCTGTAACATCAAGTGCAAAATTTGCCGTATCTGGATTGGGATTATTAATTCCTGTTTTTGTAAGAACTGTTTTTGCTGAATTTGTTGTATCAAATGTATTCGCAACAACAATAACATTACTTCCAGAGGCAATAATATCTCCTCCATATGGATACTTTCCTGCTGTATTTTCATCTCCACTACCATATCCACTCCTGATAATGACATGACCTCCTTTTTCAAACTGTCCGAATGCACCTCCTGCTTGAATAGTCAAAGCGCTGTTATATTTTCCTGTGTCAGTATCTCCTGCATTGAGTTGCAGTGTTGCTTTATCATAGTTATAGAGTTGCTGCGGTTTAAATCCTACTCGAACATTAACATCTCCTGAGCGTCCAGCTGCAACTGGAAGAAAACCAATAAAATGATTAGATGTTCCAGTTGGAGCGTCTAATGTAACATCTACTCCACCAAGTTTGGAAAGTATAACATTTCCGCCTTGACTTTTAATATTACCAGCAGCAGAAATAATAGCAGAATCAGTAACACTAGCTAAGAATTTTTGAGCCTTAATATTATTTGTAGATTTTATATCTCCTTCTACATGAAGTGGGTCTGGCTGTAAAATAGTATTTCCAATAGTAACACTTCCAGAAACAATGGTATTACTATATATTTTAACTTTGCCGTTTTCTGTTAAACCAAATCCACCAGAAAGTTCAACATCTCCGCCAACAGAACCAGCACTACCGCCTCCAAATATACTTACCTTACCTCCAGGATTAAAATTAGTAGATACAAAAAGTTTAAGTGAACCTGTAGTTGAAAAAATATTTATTCCATCACCAACAAGAGGTTGAAGCATTATGTTAGCTATACCAAAAGATTGTCTAATATAGTCTGATGTTATAGTGTTAGTATTTACTCCAACTGAAGCATTTAAAACTTTAGTAGATATATTATTTGTAGATTTTATATTACCTTCTACATGTAATGTATCTGGTTGTTGAATTGGATTTCCTATTGTAAGGCTGCCAGTTATATTAGAATTACCATTAACACTTAAATCACCATCAACTAAAAAGTCATTTACATAATTTATATTACCTACAACAGAACCTAACCATAATCTACCCCATTCTTCTTTAATTATGTTATTTACATACCAAAATCCATATTTTGGAATTTCATTCCAAGTAATTTCATAATTTCCACTATTTGGTGGATTTTCTATTGCATTAGCAACAAGTACAGGAGTTGATTCATCTGTTTTTATAGATAAAGATTTACCAATATCTGGTTGATAATTTCCATTATTTAATTTTAAAAGCACTCTTGTTAATTTTCTCATTTTTATTACACCTTATAAAATTTTTATAGTACAGCAAAGTCTTCGTCACTTAGTGCTAAAATAGGTACAAAATGAGTACTACTTATAATATAAAATGCTGTTCCATTGTCTGGCGGTCTATGTTTATTAAATATATGTTCTTGAACATTTCTAACAACACATATTTGAGTTGTATTATCTTCTGAAAATCTTATATCACATAATGGGTCACTATCTACTGTAACAGATTTATTAATTTGTATTTGTTCTATTGTATTGCTAAATGTAATTGTAAAAGTTTTTGGTTCATACACATATAAATACCTTGAACCTTCTGGAGGTAAAATTCCAAATTCTGGAATAAAAGCAAAAGTAGCATTATTTGAATACCATGTAAATCTGCATAGTTCTCCGTTAAATCCAACATTAGAAGGTGATATGTCAAATGAACCAGAAATCATGGTATTTCAATTACGTCTGTTATAAATATAGAACCAGTAACATATGTTGGATTAGCATTATATATCCAACCATGTTTGCTTATTGCAAATATATTTGAACCAGAAACCATAATATCTGATGATGGTTCAACTGGTCTCCATGAAATAAAGTCATATGAATAAAATATATGTGGTTTAATATATGCTGGTAAAACATTATCTACAGCAGTTTTAATTATATTTTGTGTATCGTTTATTTGATTTATTGAGCCAGAAGGTATAAAGAAATATAGTATTACTCCAGAATTTAAAGAATATTCATCCATCAATATTGTATTTAATCCTAAAATACTGTAACTCATAGATATAACACTACCAGTATTAATTACTGGTTTCAGTATTGGTAATATATTTCCATAACGTCCAAATGGAGGATAAACCATTGCATAAAATTGTCTGGATTGCTGATTATAAGCAATATTTAATACTGAACCAGAAAAATCCATTAATACCCAACCTGGATAATTTAATATAGGTTCTATAATTACTGTCCCTATACAATTTATAGCATGCCCAATTCTATTTAATGAATCTTGAGTAGTTGCTTCTATATACGACAAATATAATAATTTTAATTCTTGCCTATAACTATTTAATAATGAATTAGTATTAAATTGGTCATATTCTTGATGTGGAGTTTTGTTTATACCAACCATTACTCCAAAGTTATCATACATCTTGCTAACATTTCTATTATTTATTACTCCAGTTCTTACATTTTCAATAAACAAATCATTAAATGTTTGTGTTATTTGTGAAGAACCAGAACTAAACTCTGAACCATACATTTCTAAAATATTATATAAATCATAGTATCCCTGTATATTTACAGGATACCATAACGATAAATTTGAAAAAAGATTTGCAATAAATCTTTCTTTTGTATCTGGTTCAGTATTTTGCCATTTAAGATATATAGACATATATTAAAATATGTTAATTGTTATTGTACCTGGAGAACCATATGAATTTTTAGGTATTGTTAAATTATTAAAACTATTCGGTAATATAGTATTATCTTGAGATTTAAATACAGTAAATGGTAATAATACATCATCTACGCCAGCAACATTCAATACTTCTCTTGCTATATCTGCTTGTTGAATTTCTTGACCTATTTTTAAATTTGATAAGAATGTATTTATAGCAGAAGATACAAGTGATATAACATCAGAGCCAGCAAAACCTTGCATAACACGAATACTCACAGTAACATCTATTGGTATCTCATTAGCCCATTTAATTAATGTATCAGAATTAATAACATTTTGATTTTCTTTTTTAAGTAAAGACTGCAAATCTTCAATCAATCCATTATATTGATAATTAACTATTATTGAGCCAGATGAAATTGGAATAGATGATAACCAATGTAACTTATCTTGAGCCAAAATAGAACCACCATATGCTCCAGAATCTTTTTGAATAATCCATGAAGAATTTGATAAATTTCCACTTATACTAGATACAACTGTATTAATTGAAGATTTTATCACAGGTTGTTTACTGAATACGAAATCTGGATACGGTTCAAATGGACTAAAAAATTCATCTTTAAAATCTCTAAATAATTTACCTTTGATATAAATATCGACGGCTCCTATGTCTGCTCTTCCAGTTTGACCTTTTCCAACTACAATAGCATCTTCTACAAAGTCTTTATCTAAAATAAAAGATAAAAATCCACTAGCTGAACCTAACGCTGTACCTGCTAATGCAGCACTTAATCTTGACCTCATTTCGGCAGTAGTTTCTTTATCTAAACCTCCAGTCGCTGCAAATGGGTTATATACTCCATCTATTCCAGCTATTGCTCCATTGATATTCGTTATAGTTCCTGCACCAACATTACCATCCGACCCACCGTTAACAGCCTCTACTTCTACAGCTATTTCATATTTTCCATTTTGTGTATTGAAATAACTTAAAGCTAGTGAAGCAACTATAGTTGCTGATTGAATTGTTCTAAATCTTATTGCGGTATTAGTATTTGAAAGTGGCGTAGATACTAATGTTCCCGACGGTATAACAATGTCTGATTGTGGTGCTTGATTTCGGAAAAATCGCACAATAGTTCTTGCTCTTCTAGCACCTCTAATTACTTTTGAAAAATTTAAAAGAGTTTTTTCTAATCCAGCTTCACTAGCAGTATTAATACTTTGTTCATCTGAAACTTGGTCAATTCTTGTATACAATAACTCAAACTCTTTAGCTGGAGCATCTATTACAACATCTCTTGTAAAAGTTCCCTCACTTAATTCAGCTTTTGAATTTCTACTTCTAATAAAATCTTTAAATGCTTGTACTATTGTTAAAAAATTTCTAGCCATATTGAATTACCTTCTAATTTGCGTTGATACTTCAGCAATTAAACCAGAAACAGTTAAAATCGACACATTTACGAATACTCCACGAGGGTCACTAGGATTTATAAAAGCATCTATAGTTGTTATAGGAAATCCAGTAGCTATTTCTTCAGTAGGTAAATATATAAATCCTTCTGATTTTTCTTTTTGTTGTAAAGATTTCAAATATTCTATACATCGGATTACTTCTGATTTTACAGCAGTTAAAGTACTCGGCGTAATTACTCCAGATAGAATATTTGTATCAAACCCATAACCAGATGGTCTTTTCTTTTCTGTTAAAATTTTAACAATTTGTTGAGATAATTTATCAACACCAGTAACAGTTATAATTCTACCATCTGGTCCAAATTGTACTCCATTGTAATAACCTTTACCTAAACATCTAGCACAAGATGTTAATGTAAATTGCTGTGGAGGTATACCTATTAAATGGTCACATTTTACTTTAAATAATGCATCCATATTATTGAGCTTTAGATAATATAGTTAAATACTTGTCTATTATAGATATAGACCTATCTATATCAGATGATAGTTTATTTGCTTTATCGGAAATACTTAATGACCTTTGTAATCTAAAAGATAATTCATCTATTTTATTTCTAAGACTTTTATAGTTAATTACTCCAGAAAAAATATCAAATTCATCTATATTTAATGCTTGAGTAACTGTATTTGAAGGTATTGCAGCTGGACTATTATCAAATATAGTTTTTAGTTCTTCTAATACAGTAGGGCACGATTTAACTATTTGTTCAATTGGAATAGTATTTATTATAGAATCTACTGGAGCAAGAGCGGCACGTGCAGCAGTTAATACATTTCCTACTTGTTCTGATACAATATCAGCTTGTTTAGCCTTGCCTATCATTTTTGATTTTTCAGCAATAAATTTAGCTTTATATGTATTTAAAAATGTTATTAATAATTGTCTTAATGGATATGATAAACCTACTATTGCAGATACAATACATCTATCGTAACCAGTTTCTTCTACTATTTTGTCAACAATATTATTCGCCATATTATTTTTTAGGACCAATTTATTGTAGGTCCACCTCCAATTGGTGTAGCCGTACCAGTTTTAAACCAATTATGTATTATATTGCCCATTGAATTAGCAACATCATTACTACTTCCACCATTTTTACCAATTAAAAATGCTTGAGTAAAATCTATTTGTACTGGAGGTGGTACACTAATATATCCAGTCATACCAGACGCTATTACAGAAGCATAATTATCAAATGCATTTTTTATGATATTTTCACCATTAGTATTCAATGATAATGTAAGTAAAATATTTTTAAATGAATTTTTAGCTTGATTATAAGAATTACTAGGAGGTATTATATTTGTACCAGCATATGTATCTATGGCGGTAGCCCATCTATTAGATGCATCTTCTATTGAAGATGGAAATCCTTCAAATCCAGTATATTCTTTATCAAAAATTTTTTTCAATTCTGTAATTATTGTAGATAAATTAAGTGACATTTTTATTCTAAAGTAACTTTTTCGCTTAAAATTTGTGATAATTCATTTTTTATACTAATAAAAGATGCTGAATTAATTGGGGTTCCAGATGGTCCAAATGCAGTTGGTACAGTCAAATTTGTAATGTTATCTATCAAATCTTCTAATTTTTCTTTAAGTTTATTACCCAATACTGCTTTTTCAGTAGCATCATTACTTCCTAATACTATTTTTGGTGAAGTTATGTAGAATTTACCAGATTTATCTATAACTATAGATAGTGAACCATAATTTGAATTTATATCTAATTTTAAAGCTAGTGCAGAACTACTATTTGGATTTACAACATTATCATCTTTATCTTTAACTTTTCCTTCATTATCAACAACACTACCTATTGTAATTTTGCAGATTGGGCTATCTGATTGATATTTATCATTAACTATTAAATTATATTCTGTAAGAGGAGTGCCGTCTGGAAATTTACTAGTAGGAACGTTATCTGTTATTATTTTATTAGTTGCAGTATCTCCTTCTTGTATATATCTTTTTACTTGACCACTATATTCATTTCCAGCAGCATTTACAATTTTCCAATTAACAGTTTTTCCTTTTATTAAATTTATATTTGGGTCTATTTCAAAAGTATCATCAAAAGGAGATGATAAAAGTATTCTACCATCGCTTGTCATATATATAAATGCACCACCAGAACTTTCCCAAAATTTCTCTCCTGGTTTTAACTTTGGCAAATCTCCATAACCTCCCTCAGCCGTAGGTTTTTGTCTTGCAGCCTGATTAAGATTAACATATCTAACTATTCGTGCTTGTTCATGTTTATCAAATTGAACTAAAACAATAGCACCTTGAACAGGTATATTATACTCGCCCCAACTACCCTGTGTAAGCAAAACATTTACTCTACCTCCTGGATTATCCAACCAATTTAAAGAACAAACTCCTTTCTCGGTATCAACATTTGTTATAACAGCAGGTCTGTTATAAGAAAATAATTGCTCTTGAGGATTATATGCGTTAGTATAAAATATTTTTCTTCTTTTAATAATAGCCATAATTATATTAGACTTATATTACCGCCTTGATTTTGTAATTCATTTGGATAACCAGTCATAGTAAGTCCCGATATTGGATTATCTCCAGTTGGAATATCTACATCTGCAATTAAATTAGGTGATGCTTTATTTGATATATCAAATACTAATAATCTTATTGCATTAACGCTAGTAACTCTTGCTATTGTGTATAAATAATTATTCTTAACTACTATCTGTGATAAATTACCAGCACCATCTCTGCCACTAACGGCAGGAGTTTGACCAACAAATACGGGTGAAGCTGGGTTACTAATATCGTATATTTTAACATGAATTTTTGTTGTTGCATCATTTATTAATACAAATAAATAATTATTGTTTAACCCAATATAGTTTATTCCAACACCACTACCTACATTTAATGAACCCACAAATGATGGTGTTCCAGAAGAAATATTATAAATATTTATTGTACTTGGTCCTGGTTGTAATCCAATATATAAATAGTTTCCTACAATAATTGATGGGTTTTCAGCTAAATCAATATTATTAATCATAAATGAACCAGCACCCATTGTAGGAATAACTGGAGCTTTATATAATCCATTTGATGCAAATCTAAAGCATCCTCCCCACCAGATTCCATTTGAATCTATACATCCGCTAAATTTACCTGGTCCACCAACAGTTGATGTAGCTCCAGGTGTTGGAATTGTTGGGTCTGTAACATCAAACTCTACTATACCAGAACTTGTACTTCCTAAATTAGCAATTAATCTATTTTGTGAAACTCTTATAAATTGACCTTTTAAATCATATGTAACAGTATCTCCAAAAAATGTACCCACTAATAATAGTGATGTTGGATTTGACCAATAAAATATTCTAAGATTTCTATTATATATTGTATATATATATGTATCACTTTGAATCATTCTTACTGGCTCTAAACCAGCTGATATTCCACCAGCATTATAAGCTATTCCCAAATATATAGGACTTGTTGGTGTAGAAACATCAAATACTACAATTTTTCCAGTATTTGTAAATACATATAAATACTTTAATGGAATTAATCCTGAAACAGTGGTGGTTACTGCATTTGATAGTTGACTCTCAATACCATTAGATAAAACAGCAGATACATAATACGTGTATGTATTTCCAACAATAACATTAAAATCGTCAAAAGTAAGTCCAGTTGAAGTTCCTATTTTTGTAATAGTACCATTACTTGTAACATCTATACGATAAATATTATAATAATTAACAGATACATTAGCTTGCGTTGCTACATCATTCCATCCAATATTTACGTCTGGAAACGTATTATCAATTAAAGAAAGAATCGGAATAATACTTCCTTGAATTTTAAATTCATGAGTATCTTTTGTATCTGGTAATAATATTTTTCTTAATTTATCTTTACGTATTACATCATTTAGTCTTATACCTGGACAAGATATTGATACTATATCACTGTGATATAAAATATTTTTTATAGTTGGAATATTTTTTCTTATTAAATTGATTAATTTTTCTAATACATTTATTTGAATTATAGATGGCAAATCTTCATCAAAATTACCTATTAATAATATATGAATTGCTTGATAATTCATCTGTTGTTGTGGACAAGCATCAGAAATATCATGTAATGTATAATTAAATACAGAATATAATGGAACATTTTCTTCATAGTGTAATGGATTTTCTGCTCTAATCCATCTTGGTCCTAAATCTATTTTACCGTCTACATTAATTATAATATCAAATGGAATTCCAAATTGACCTTCTTGAACAAATGATATATTAATATCTTTACCGCGTATTTTATTATAATGTTCAGAATGATGAATCATAATAAATTTTAAATCTGAATTTTTTCTTATATTTTTATTAATAGGCATAATTTTTATACTTATTTTTTAATATCTGGATTTAATTTATCATCAGAAATAGGTTTAGATTTTCTTTTTCCTTGGCTATCAATTGAAGGTTGATTTTTTTGTGGTTCTCTTACAATATTTATATGACCATCTGTAGAATGTATCATATCAAATGATTGAGTAATAATTTCTGCTATAGTTTCCCATGGCTTACGACCATAAGCTAAATGTAATGTTGTAGTAAATTGTCCACCAAAACTAAAGGAATGGTCAACTGTTTCAACCCAATAAATCATATTTCTAAATGGTATATAAATAGGAAACCCTGGATCTAGCTCTACTCTTCCAGTTATCGTGATTTGTCCTTGAGATTTATTAGCTAATAATTTTATTAACATAGCTTTTGCATAAAATGTAGCTGATTCAGAAGAAAATGGAACTGAACTTCCACCCATTTTAGATATAAATGGATTTGAAGCTGTTAATATCTTATTCCCATACTTATATGTTAATAATTCATCTGTATACGAACCTCTGTTAAACATTTCAGTTCCAGGTACTACATTTTTATTTAAATCTGGTTCTGATGATACTACACAAGTACTATACACATTTGAATCATCTTCAACGAAAGCATAATTAATAATAGAATCTTCATCTATTATTCTTAACTTATCATTTTCTTCTAATAATATCCAAGCGTTTGAATATCTTGGAGGATGAAACCATATATGACCATTTCTATCTGCATAAAAATTAAAATTAGAATCTTCAGCAGCCTTATAACATATATCACGTCTATTTTGATATTCTGTTTGAAATTCTGATGGTAATTGAAAATTTTCATTATAAGCCAAATACGCGTCTAATTTACTTTTTGTTGGGTCAATAACATGAATAGAACTCTTTGTAAAAAGACTGCCCATCATGTCACGTATATTAACTGTAGATACAGTTTTTACCTGTTTATTATTACGCTCTATTCTAAATGCGTTTAATTTTTGGTCATAAACAATATTTTCAGGATTTGTTGTTGCATTTCTAGCTACAGAATATGTATCTACTCCCCTTACTTTTCTAAATTTTCCAGAAATTTTTGATTTATCATCTTCTTCTAGTCCTTCATAGCCAACTGTTAATAATTTAATTAAATCTGGTGTTTTCATATCTTTAAATATATTTGTATAGAAATTTAAATCAGATGTATCTGAATATGAAAATCTTAATGCATCTCCTGTTTGGTCTGTTAATAGTGCTGGATTTACTGGAACAACTGATAATTTTAACCACTTTGTTACGTCTTCACCTGATACAGTAATTATATTACCAGCATCAGGAGAATATTCAGCTTGAACTGTATTAACCAAACCAGTAAATGTTCTAATTAATTCTGTTTTTGGAGATTGTACTATTTGCCAAGAACCATCATTTGTTTTTTCATATCTTTTAGATAAAAATATAGCAACTCTATCCATTGGTTCTATTTTTAATCTTCCTAATTTTAATGGATTATTAACTCCATTTTGATATTTTAACATGAAATCTGAATTTTTAGTTTTTAATAATGTAAAATATCTAGTAGATATTCTTTTTTTATCATTTTCTACTTTTAATAAAAATGTTTTACCATTACTGCTAGGACTTCTAAATTCTTTTTCTGAGATAGAGTGCGGTACAACTCTTATAATATCACCTTTTTCATCAAATGCCCATCGTTCCACAATATCTCCAGCTGGATTTCTTCTATAAAAAACAATTGTTCTAAAACTATTATTGTCTACTGCAACTAATGTACCCCATTCAAAATCGAACCATTTATTAATATCTTCTGGTGCTCCTCTAAATCCATTAAATTCGTAATAAGATAAACCACCCTTTTTTTGTGCTTTGAACCCACGTTGCGAAACATCTCTTTTTACTTGGAATTCAGAGTTGGAACGTAAATTACGCACTTCTAATTCTGGATTATCTGATTGAAAAAATTTATTAGCTGTATCGTTAATAGTTAATGAAAATGTGCTAGCACTATTAGCAACCGTTAGTGTTATATTTGCAGACATAATTTCTTTAGTTTGTATCATTAATAGGTCTTCACGAGATACATTTTCTACTTCTCTAAAACCCTTAACAAATACAACTAAAGCATCTGGATAATAATGTATAACATTAGCCATAAATTAAAGATTTAAATCTTTTATTTTTAAAAACGAAGATGTAGTTCCAGCAGTTACGGCAGCCTTAACTGATGGATTAAACGTAGATACATTAGTTTCATATAAAACTTTAAATGTAAACCCGTATGAAAATTGATATGGGTCATTTGCATCATGATTTGGTCCAGTAAAATTAGTAAAATATCCAACATAAAATGAATCATAAACAGCTATACCTAA